CCAGAAATTGCTGCACCACTTAAACCTGCAGTAGAACCGATTGTAAGTGACTGAGTTCCTGCAATAGAAACAATTACAGCATCACCAAAATAAGTTCCACCACCTCCACGAGTTCCAAATCTAATTACATCACCTTCTTGTGCAGCACCGGTTTGACCAAAAGTTGTGCCAGTTCCAGTTACAACAAAAGTAGAATAGTTTAGCGATACTGTGCCACCAGAACCAACGGCATCGTTATTTCCCCAGAGTGCCATGTCTTTCTTCCGTAAAAAAATATTTGCTATGAATATTTATAAAAAAAAGAGACCTTTACTTTTGGTCTCTTTTGCGTTTTAAAACTGTTCTTAAAAAATGACTTATTAGATCAAGAAGTCCGTTTTCCTCAAATCTTTTTGTTTTAGCTAACCATTCCGAGATGGTTAACAAAAGACCTAGAGCAACAGTTATTCCCCAGTTTGTGACTAAGCAGGTGATCACTCGCAGTTCTTAAGAAGTGCGGTTCTTACAGTTGTAGCAATTACATTATCAACATCATTATCAGTAGTATTCACATAACGATCAAGAAGATCGCATACAAGTTTCTTGGTGTGACAAGAATTCATAGCAGCAAGAAGAATTGGTTTTACAACCTCTACTAGTGCGCCCATGATGTCCTCCGTTAAAATGGATTCAGAACTATTTAGAAAATAGTTTTGTTAAAATCACATTAAAGAACCTTTACCATATTTTGACATGGTTTGCTGTCTTACCAATTCAAGTGCTCTTTGTGCGGTTTTTCTTTGCTTTTCCATTCTTGCTTTTCTTTCTTCTGGAGTTTCTGGTTTAGAAGATCCAGATTTTGCAGGAGAAGTTGAAGAACGAGCACCCATTCCACCTCTTTCAAGATGACGATCTTTCATTGTATCGTAATCTTCTTCAGAAACAAATTCTTCTTGTGCTTGCTGCATATCTTTTTTCTTCTTCTGAAGAGCAATTTGATCTGCAGCAGTCAATTTTTTCTGCGCCATTGCAAGTTGTCTTTGAGCAGCGAACTGTTGAGGAGTTGTTGGTTGTAATTCCTCTTCAACTTTTTTAGGAATTCCTTCGTGCTTTGTTTTTGCAAAATCACGAATCTTCTTCTCACTCATAGAATCAACAATTTTAAGAACTTCTGCACTTGCTTCAGATCTTGGTGTCTGTCCTCTCTTTACTGAAAGTGCAAGTCCAAAAAGTTTTTGTTGTTGCTCACTTTCTGCTTTCTCTAAAAGTTCCAATTCTTCTTTTGTCATTTTACGAACAAAAGTTCCTGCTACTCTACCAGCAGCTGCTGCAGGAGATTTACCTGCTTTTAGAGATCCAGCACCAGCACCAGCAGCTGCAGCACCTGCTTTAACTGCTTTCTTCACAACAGGAGTAGCTGCTTGTACTGCTCTTCCTGTAGCAACGGTTGCTTTCCTTCTTGCTCTTGTAGCAGCGGCAGATTGTTCTGCTTTTCTTCCTAATTGTCTTGCAGCACTATAAACTGCAGCAGCTTCTGCACCTCTACGTGCTGCTACATTTCTTGCTGTTTGTGCAGCATCTTGAACTCTCTTAATGTCCTCTCTACCTCTCTTAACAGCAGCACCTAAAGCAGCACCAACTCTTCCTGCGATTCCTTTTTTAGTTTCTGATGGGGTTGACTTAGTTTCTGGTTGCTTTTCAACTGCTTTTTTAACTGCAACTGATTTCTTTCTAATAGTTGCAGAAGGTGATGAAGATAATTTCCTTGTTGTTCCATACTTTTCTACAGCAGCTTTTGTGCTTTTTCCTGGTGCTGCTTTTAGAGAAACTCCTCTTTCTTTTCCTGTAGCAGGACTTTTCTTTTTACCGGTTAAAGTTCTTGCTTCAACTAAGGTGTATTCTTCAGAAATTTCAAAAACAAAATCCACAAATCCATCAAGTCCAAGTTCTTCAATAAGAATATCAATACCTTCTTCATTCAGTCCTTGCTCATAAAAGTATTCAGTTGCAATATCAACTTCTTCAGTTAGTTCAGCATCTCCAATCTCAAACATTTCAAGAAGAGTTCCACCGATCTCTTCTACTGCTTCTCCAAGTTTTGGATTAATTTTAATTTTATTATTTACTTTTTTTTCCTTGATCTTTTGACCTGCTTCTGTATCATCCATTACTTCAGCAAGATCTTGTCTCCAATTAGAAAAACCCTCTTTAACAGTCTTTCCTCTTTTCTTAGCAATTGCCTTTCCAATTGCTTTACGACGATTGTGAAGATACTTATCTGTCTTATCAGTATCACCATCATTATCAATGTCAGAATCCTCATGACCTACAGGATCAAGTGCTTCCTTCATACCTTTTGCTTTTTTAACTGCTGCAATTCTTTCTTTTCCAGTTTCTCCTTGAAACTGAGGTCCACCTAATTTACCTCTACGAATGTCTTTTGCATCCTTATTTAACTCATCTCTTTCTCTATGAGCAGCTCTTCTTGCTCTCTGAATACCACCACCCAATGCTAGAGCACCATCTGGATTATCATATCTTGCATTTCTAGCAGCAGATCTCTGATGATCGGGTAGCATTTTATCTACCTTTGCCTCTTGAAAAGCAACCTGCTCCAAATAAACTTGGGAAATATCATTCAGTGGATTAATAGACATTGTAATACTACTACTTCTTAACTTTATACTTATTTATGAAATTCCTAATATTTGTTTGATTATATCCACTATAAGGTTTTGCTCCATATTGTAGATTTGTCTTGTCTCCTTTTTCAAATCCAGGAGTCATATCTACTGCATATTTAAAATATCCACCAGTTCCTGCTAGTGTATTTGGTTTTCCAGGAACTCTCATTTTCTTTTCCATCTTTACTTCAGTATATTCCATAACATCTTTTATCCAGGATTTAAACATATACTGCTCTTCAGTCACACAAATCAAGTAGTTGGTTCCTCTACGAATAATCTCACCAACAAGACCGGTGTTTAAGTTCTCTACAATATCACCAATTCTAAAAATATTTCCTCTTACATAATTCTCACGAAGAGTTTCGGCATCATACTTTGGAGCAATTTGCCAAAGTTCTGCAACCTCTTTTTTCTTTTTCTTTGCACCCATTCCTTGACGAACTGCATCAAAGAGTGCTTGTGTATCACCATCATCAAGTGTCTTTGGTGTTCCTCTACGGAATGATTTAAAGTCGTTATCAATAACTGCTTTTCTCATTTTGGACGCAGACATTCCTTCTACACCTTCTGCATCAGCATCACGAACACCAGCAGAAATTACACGAATCAAATCAAAGTTATAAAGTTGTCCATTATACTTTTGTGCAAGATTCTCAAATTCTGCTTGACGATCAGAACCAACAACAATATTAACATTTGCATATCCCGATTCTGCTGCTGCAACCAATACATTAAAGATTGATCTCATCTCATCATCATTAATAATATTCTCTTCAAAGTCAGGAAACATTTTCTTCATGAACGAAATCTTCATATCAGGGTCAAGAGGATTTTTCTTGGGGTCCTGAGTTCTTGAAGGATAAATCTTAAGGTCTCCACCTGCAGATGCTTTCTTTGCTGCCTTCAGTAGTTTTTCGTGCCCTACTGTTGGGGGATTAAAACGACCAAAAGCAACAGTTATAGTATCACCATCCGCAGGAACATCAGCAGGTGATGCTGCTTTTGTTGGTTCTTTTGGTACGGGTGCTGGTTTTGGTTTTACTTCTGGTGTAGGTGTTGCTGATTTTCCTGCTGCACCTTTTGGTTGATCTTTACCACCTTCTACTCTACCCTTATCATAAAATACAAGTTTCCCTTTTTCTGTTTTCGCAACAAATTCTCCACGACTGTCTAACCAACCGCCATGGCCATCACTTTTGAGGTTTAGTTTCCTCGCTTGCATTGATGCTTGCGATTGAGTTGCCTCAGTTAGAAATTGGAAAAAATTCTTCATATTGATAAATCTTATACCTTTATTTATTTTTTCACTATTTCTTATTATTTATGGAGATAAGGAGACTCGAACTCCTGACATCAGCCTTGCAAAGACCGCGCTCTACCAATCTGAGCTATATCCCCGAACATAAAAATTATAAAACCCCTTAACTGAAAAGTCAAGGGGTTTGGAGCAACCTTCCGTGTTTATTTATCCTATGTTATAATATTTTGTGTAAACACACATCACACACATTAGGAGAATACCTATGACACCTTATGAACTTCGCTTTGAAATATTCAAACAAGCATATAGTATGCTGAATGATCAGTTTAGTGTTGAGTATGATACTGCTGTTCGTTGGAATGAAGTTGAGAAGAAACAAGTACCAATGGATTACCCAGATTTTCCAACACTCAATCAAGTTCTAGAACAAGCAGAAATCATTAATGATTTCGTAAGTTCCAAATAAAGTTAAAGGAGGGTTTTATCCCTCCTTTTTTTATTAATCTACCTTTGATTCAAGAATTTCGTTTCTCCACTCTTGACTCATGTTTACCATAATTTTCTCTGCTTCTGCGTATGATTCTGCATATTCATTCTCAATCAAATGATTAATAACAATATCATAAACATCAACATCTTCACCAAGACGTGATGCAACTCTTCCAGCACCAGATGCAACTGATCTTGCTGCCTTACCAACCATACTCTTAGCACCGCGCTTAGTTCTTGCTGCGAGGTTCTTAACACTTTGCTTTGCTCTTCCTGCTACATCAGATGCTGCTTGTCCCGCTTTTCTTGCAGCACCATAAGCACCCACTTGTGCCTTAGCAATTTTTTGCTTAATTCTACCTTTGATGTCAGAGGCAACTCTTGCACGAACTTCTCTTCTACCTTCAGGAGTTCTTTGCTTATATGCAACAGATTGGATACCTGTTCCAGAACCTAAAGCAGATTTTCCACTCTTACTAGGAACTACTCCTCTCTTTTCAGCGTACTTTCTTGCGGGTTCGTCAATTGCCTTTCTTGCCGCAGATTTTGCTTTAGAGGCACCAGATTTAACTGCTGCTTTTGCTTTTCCAAGTGCTGACTTTACTGCACCTTTTACTTGAGCAATCTTTTCTGCTCTCTTTTCCTTTTTAACAACTGCGGCACCGCGCTTTCTTGCTTCCTTAGCGGCCGCTTCAGAAGATCTCATATACTCACGTCTTGCTGCAGCACGATCCATTCCTCTTGCTGCTTCAGAAAGAACTTCTTCAAAGATCTCTTCAACTTCATCAAAGTCATATCCTTCTTCAAGCATCTCATCAATTGTTTCTTCTACAATTGCATCAATTTCTTCGTCAGAAAGATTTTCAATGCCAGCAAATTCATCTGACATTTCTTCTAGTTCGTCTCTAAGATCTTCGTCATATACTGCAGTATATGCTTCGCACAAACCTCTAAGTTCTTTAGGATCCATTTTTTTACAAATACTTTTTAGTTATTTATAAAAAAAAGGCCCCGAAGGGTCACTCAACTACTTGACTGATTGCATCATCAAGATCAGCAATCACTTCACGAAGTTCAAAGATACGAGGTGGAGTACTTACAATATCACTCGTGTATCCTTTTTGTGCTTCAAAAAGAACTTGACGAACTGCAGCAGCAGAACGCACATCCATTTCAATAGTTACTTTACTCACAGGTCTCCCTCCTTACGATTTTCAGAACGCTCAATACTAAAAGCACCTTCAGGATAACGAGCACTCAGTTTCTCAAAATTCATTTGAATTACTTCTTCAAGAGAAATATCAAGTCCAATACATGCCTGAGAAACATACCACATAATATCTCCAAGTTCACGCTTCAGATGGAAGAGATTTTCTTGATTAACTGGTTTACCTTGAAATACAATCTTTTTTACAATTTCAGTAAACTCACCCGCTTCAGCAGACATTCCTACAGCAGCAGTAAGAAGTCGTTCAGTTGGAAATTCTTGTTGACGAAGTTCCATTAGACGGTCAATAAATGGTGTATGCTCTTTACTAGGTTTTGAAGTTGTTGTATTTACAAATTCAACATACTTATTAAGATCAATAGTCATATCAGAATTTAAATCCATCAAATGTTTTTTTAGGTTTCTTTTCTTCATAATCATACTCTTCATCCTTTCCATTGTCAAGGATGTCTTGTTGAGCAGATTGTTCGCAGTCATAAAGACGCATTTTAGCCCTATCAATACCAATCACGAAACGCTTATGAATGGTAGGATCATTATAACGGTTTTTAAGTTGCTTAACCAAAATTTGACCAAGACCCTCAAGTTCCTCCGTAGAAATCAATGCAAACATTAAGTCAGCAGTTGCAGGTAGACCAAAAGATTCAGAAGTATCAGTCAGTTCAACGTCAGAAGAACCATAACCAGAACGAGTTGTCTGAGTAGCAC